TCAGGCGCGAGCCTGAGTCTGCTTCTTCGCTATCGCCACCTTCTCGATTTTACCCGGCGTGACGATCATGCCGGTCACGCTTTCGTGCGTCTTAAAGGTACAGCTGCAGTTGATGTTCTGGCACTGGTTATAGCGCTCTTTGGTCTCGTTAGAGATGTAACGGCTACTGCGCGTATGGGCAGCGCTCTGACACAGCGGACAATGCATCATTTGTGAGTTCCTCCGTAGTTGACGCAGCCATTATCGCGCCACTTACTCACAAAAAGCAAATTAATTAACTATTAGTTAGTCAATTATCTCATATTCCACATCTGTGATGTCATTCTCCAGCTCCAGCGTAGTGGTAAACCCGTCGCTTACGCTCAGATTATGCGTCACCTTGCTGATTATCCAGGCGCTGGCGTCAATCACCGCTTTAAAGCCGCTGACCCTGACCGGGGTTTCAGGATAGAGATCCGCGCGCCCTGTCGCCAGCTGAAAGGTAAAGTGAGCCGCGCCGCGCTGTATCTGGTTCCACTTCGCCTCCGCCGCCGCCATTGCCGCCTCTTCGCTGTTGAACACCTCCGGCAGCACCAGCAGGCTCTCTTTGGCGCCGGAGAGATAATCCCCTTCCTGATTACCCGTTAGCGGCGGCGCGCTCTGTGCATCCGGATGGGCGACCGCGCTGGCGTTCGTGGCCTTTGCCTTGCGCTGCAGCTGCAGCACATGCGTCTTCGCCTCCTTTGTTGAGAGCCATCTCGCCTGCACGCCGGTATAACTGGTGCGATCGGCAACAGTAAAATTGTGTTTATCCCCATCCTGGCGCATCAGCGTCACCGTTGGGATCGCCTTGCCGCTGGCTAACTGGCCGCTGCCGGGGCGCAAAAAAAGCAGCCGCCCCGCTTTGATAACCGCGACCGCGCCATAGCGTTGCGCCAGCCGGGTAACGAAGCTGGGATCGGTTTCGTGGGTCTGATCGATATGATCGATCTTGATCCCGGCAAACCCGTCCGCCATCTGCAAAATCAGCCCGCAGCGCTGGGCTATCTGCGTCACAATGCTGCCCAGCGTAGTGTCGTGGTATGAGAGGTCGCGCGCCTTGCCCAGCTCCCCGCGAAAATCGACGCTGCGCGCCAGGATAGTCAGCACATCGGGCGCGCCGCCGTGGCTTACCTGATCGACCGTAAAATCGCCCTTGTTATGCAGCTGGCCGACCCAGCCCAGGAACAGCGACACCACCGTGCCGCGCTGCGGCAGCTGCAGCTGCCCGTCGCTGTCGTCCAGCGTCAGGTTCAGCGTATCCGCTTCGAAGCCGCGATTATCGGTAAGCGCCAGCGAGATCAGCCGATCGCGCAGATTGGGCGTCACATCCTTGCTGCCGAGCCACAGCATAAAATCGGGCGCCGGCCGGCTGCCCGCCTTAATCGCCATCGCGCCGAGTTCACTCACAGTGAGAAGCCTCCCGTCGTGATGCCTGAAGAGAGCTTGCCCGCCGCCGCTTCTGCCTTCGCCCACAGCGCGCTGCCCTGCGCTTTCAGGTCGCCGAACATCGAGACCAGCGACTCGTCAATGCGCATCAGGTCGAGGGTAAAGGCAATTACGCGCGCGCTGCCGTCGGCGTAGAAATCGCTGTGCGTCGTCTTAAAGCTCTCAATCACATACATGCCGTAGATGGTGCCGTCGCCGCCGATCAGCGGCCAGGCGCGCCCTTCGTCAGCCAGCAGCTGAAACGCCTGCGCCTTAACCGGGCCGCCGGTAAGCTCCGGGCGCAGCTCGCCGCTCAGGGAGATCTTGTCGCTGCCTTTGCCGGTAAACTGCGCTGCGTTGCGCCTGCCGACGCGGGTATTGCTGGCCCACTTCCAGTCGCTGCTGTGTATCAGCTGGCTGTAGGGCAGCGTCTGCCGCATAAAGGGCAGCATGCCGTAGATCATCATCATGGATAGAATCCTCCTGTCATGGCGCTGCGCTGCCGGTTTTGCTGCTCAAACTGCTGCTGATTTAAATGCTCCTGCACAACCCGTCCAATCTCATGGGCGTCCATTCCGGCTGGCGCATTCACCGTAATATTGTTGGTGTAGGCGTTCTGCTGCGTCATGCTGCCCGCGGCGGGCGCGACCACCGGCCGGTAGGTCGCGCCGCCGGTCAGCACTTTGGTTTGCAGCCCGCTGGCGTCGGGCACGGCGCCGCTCTCGACGGCTGCCACGTCTGGCGGCAGATCCGCCTTCAGATCTTTGCTTTTACTGCTGACGATGCCGAGCTTGTTCAGCACCCAGTTGATGCCGCTGGTGAGCTGATCCAGCGCGTGGCCAGGGATCTTCAGCGCCTCGGCGAGCATATTGCCGAAGCTTTTCCCCATATCGCCAGCGGCAGCCAGCTGCGCCTGCGTCGCTTTCACCGGCTCCAGCAGCTGGGTAAAGCCGTTCCACACCGACTTAACCTTGTCTGTCACCCAGGCGAACACCGGCTGCAGCGGGGCAAAGGCGTCGCCGATCGGGCCCATCGCTGCGGAAAACCCCTGCGCGACGCCGCTGATAAAGGCGCTGACAGGCTCCCAGTACTGACGGATCAGCAGCGCGCCGCCGACGATGGCCGCCACGATAGCCACCACCGGCAAGGTGATGGCGCCGATGGCGCTGACGATAGCGCCGCCCACTACCGTGAACAGGCCGCCAAGGATCTCGACGCCCGCCATAATGGCGCCGACCCCGCTCACCACCGGCCAGACCGCCATGCCGATAGCGCCCAGCGCGCCGACAAAGGTCATCGCGACCGCCGCCGCCGTTGCGATGCCGCTGGCCAGCGCCGGGTTATCCTGCAGCCACTGGTCGATGGTCTGCAGGAACTGCGTCGCCTCCTGCGTCAGCGTGCGCAGCGGGCCGTCAAGCGGCGCGAAAAGGTCGACGCCAATAGCCGCCTTCGAGGCATCCAGCTTTTGCAGATCCCCGCCGAGGCTGTCCTGCTGCGCCTGCGCCCTGCGCGCCGTCCCGCCGTCGGATTGCTGTACCGAGGCGGTAAGCGTCTCCAGCTCGCCGCTGGCGGCGCCCTGCGTCAGCAGCGAGGCTGACGAGGCCGCCTTCGCGCCAACAATGCTCTTCAGCACGTCCGCCTGCTGCGTCGCGTTCATCCCCTTTCTGGCGAAGGCGGCCTGAATATCTTTCAGCAGCGGCAGGATCTGCCGTGCGTCGCCGTTTTCGTCGCGGGTGGACACGCCAAGCGCAGCGATAGTACGTTCGCCGTCGCGCGTCTGTAGCTGCGTCAGGATCGTGCCGACCTCGTCGCCCGCCGCCGCGCCGGTAATATGATTTTTCGCCAGCAGCCCCAGCATGGCGGAGGTCTGCTCAACGCCAACGCCGGCGCTTTTTGCCACCGGCGCAACGCTGCTCAGCGCGCTGCTCAGATCCTCGAACTTCATTCCGGCCTGGTCGAGTGTGGCGCTAAGCACATCGCCCAGATGGGCAATATCCCCGCTGTTGAGGCCGAAGGCGCTTTTTGTCTCCATCAGCAGACCGGCGTTTTCCTCTGCCGAATGCTGGTTGACCTGCGCCATATTCAGCGCCACCGGCGTCGCGGAGGTGATGTCGTCGATTGTCCCGCCCGCCTGGGCGATATCGAGCTGGGTCTGCGCCACCGCCTGCGCCGGGATGCCGGTCTGCACGCTGAGGCTGCGCGCCTGCTTATCCAGCGCGACCGCCTGCGGCGACCCTTTCTGCAGGCCGGTTTTGGCCTGCAGGGCAGCATCGGTGCGCGCCAGCTCGTAGCCGGGACGCAGCAGCGCGGCGCCAGCGGTGAAGCCCGCTTTCGCCAGGCCGATGCCCGCCGCGCTGGCGCTGCGGATCTTACCCGCCAGCGCCTGACCTTTGCGGTAGCGCTCCGCCGTCTGGTTTTGCCGCTCCTGCTGCTGGTTCAGCCGCTGCAGCTGCTGTTGCTGACCGTTAAGGTGCTGGCTGGCCTGCGCCGCGGCGGTTTTCAGCCGCAGCTGTTCGCTGCTCAGGCTGCGCGTGGAGATACCCGCGCCGTTCAGGCTTTCTCGCTGCTGCTGCATCGACAGACGCAGGCTCTGCGCCTGGCTTTGCAGCGCAGCGGTACGCTGACGCGCCTTTTCCAGCGCGCGGCTCTGCTGCTCCGCAGGCTGATGGCTGTTGCGCATCGCCAGCGCCAGCGCCGCCGTTTCCGCCTTCGCCTGTTTAAGCTGCTGCTGCGTGTCGTTCAGCTGGCGGCTGGTGGCGCGAAAGCCGTCGATTTTCGCCGACTGCGCCTGCAGCGCTGCCAGGCTCCGCTGCGTATCGGCAATGGAACCGGCGACTTTTTGCGTTTCGTTCTGAAGGCTCTGTAGCGGGCGCAGCGCCTGATTAACCGCCTTCAGCAGCGCCTGCAGTTTGAGGTCTTCACTCATCCGTATTTGCTCCGCTGCGGATCAGGGCTTTATGCCGCCAGTCGAGGAGCTCGGCCAGCGGCAGATCGTTCATATCAGAAAGGGGCCAGTGAAAAATGGCGGCGATATCAGCCATCAGATCGTTGACCGTCAGTCCGCCGGGCCAGTCGACGCTGCCGACTTCGACTGCAAAAAACCAATCACCTTGCCGCCGAGCGCAATCAGGTCCACCGGGTCGAGGCTGTTGCACTCCGCTTTGGTCAGCGCAGGCAGCGTAATACGCGGCAGCACCGTCAGCAGCGCATCGACGTCGGAGGAGGCCAGGTCGGCCAGACGCACGCCGCGCAGCGAGCCGGCGCTCGGCTTAATCAGCTCAACCTGCGCGATGGTCGCATCGCCGCGTTTCAGCGGGGTTTCCAGCTCAACGCTATTTTCATTCTGTTCCATGCTTCTCTCCAGGTTCCCACAGGGTAAAAAAGCCAGCGCCGGGCGCTGGCGTCAGGGTTAAGCCAGGCCGAGGTTTTTACGGCGCTGCGCAAGGCGATCGTCGCCGTTTACCTTTTCGACCATGTTGACGGTATCGATCTCAATCAGCTCTTTACCGTTCCAGGTGAGTTTGAAGTAGGTATTTTTGGTGGTGATTTTGGTTTCGGTCTCTTCGCCCTGTTTGGCTTCGCCAAAGTCGAACGCCTGATGACGGCCGCGCACCTCAATCTCTACCGCGATCTCTTCGCCGGTGTCGTCACGCTGGTAAGAGCCGGTAAAACGCAGCGGCACGGCGGAACCGCCCCACTGGGTCAGCACCAGATCGTCCATCCCGGCGATGGTCCACTCCATATCGAGCGCGTCATCATCCAGGCCGTTGTCGATAAAGGCGGCGCCGTTCATGCCGCCGCCGCGATAGGCGTCCAGCTTGCGAGAGAGTTTCGGCAGGGTGACGGAAGAGACAACGCCCTGATAGCTGTTTGAATCATTGAAAAGGTTCAGCCCTTTCAGTTTGCGGGGTAGTGCCATTTATCCGGCTCCTTAGCTGTTTACGGATGCGGCGAAGTTCGCCAGATAGGTGTCGGTGATGCGCTGGCGCAGGGTCAGATCTTCCAGCGGCGGCACCGGCGTGTAGTCGTAGTCGATAAAGAGTTTGCCCGCCTTCAGGGTGTCGGCGTCGTTGGCGCTCTCGTCGTACCAGGCGGAGGCACCCAGCAGGTAGCCAGCGCTGACCAGCTCGCGGAATTTGGCGTTGATGCCCGCGATGATCTCGCGCACCAGAACCGGCGTCAGCGGTTTGTCTACCGCCCACATGTGCGCTTCAGCCATGGTGTCAGCCAGAACCTGCGCGGTGCGGGTGTAGTTCTCAAACTGAAACAGCGGGTCGTCGCTACAGGTGCGGTTGCCCCAGAAGCGGAAGCCGTCTTTGCGGATCAGCGTGGTGACGTCCGCCGCGTTGAGCAGGTCAGCGTCTGTGCCGGTCTGTTGCAGATCCCAGAACACCGACGCAGAGATGCCGGTGACGCCGTTGACGCCGACGTTCGACAGGGTTTTATGCCAGCCGGTGTCGTTGTCGATTTTGGCGCGCAGGCCCAGCGCACGCGCAGTGGCGTAAGCGGTATCGGATTGGCTGGTTGCGGTGTTCCAGGCAACAAAGTCCGGCCAGATCACCATCAGTTCGCGCTGGCTGAAATTTTTGCGGTAATTCATGGCGTCGCTGATGGTTTTGCAGTTCCAGGCTGACACATAGGCGAAGGCGCGCAGCTGCTGCGCGATACTCGCCAGCGCGGTCGCCACCTCCTGCGAGTCGAGGCCCGGTACGGCGAGAATACGCGGCTTAACGTCAAGCTGCGTCTGCGCCGTCAGCAGCGCCTTCATACCGGTGTACTGGCCATTCTCATCGGTGGTGCCGATGATATTGGAGGTGGTCGCTTCGGGGGTCTCGCCTTCAGCAACGCGTACCACGACGGTGACCGGTTTTGACTGATCGGCAATCGCCTGCAGCGATGCCGCCAGCGTGCCTTTGCTGCCGGCTTTGGCGATAGCGGCCTGCACGTTGGTCAGCAGCACCGGGGTGTTGAGGGGAAAAGCCTTAGCGTCTGCGTCCGCTGCAGTGCAGACCAGGCCGACTACGGCGGTGGATACGGTAGAGATGGTGCGCGTGCCGTCATTGATTTCGACAACGCGTACACCGTGATGATAATCAGACATCTGATGTACTCCGTGTTGAGGGTGGAGTCAGATTGTCAGGTCAGCTGAGAGAAATCATGCGGTTGCGGTTTGCTGGGGGATGAGCGGACAGCGGCCTCGCGCGGGAAGAACCACTGCGGTTTTTCAGCCGTTGCTATTACGCTCAGGATGCCGCTTCCTGCCTGCTTTCGGGTGCTCTGGCCGGAAAGTATTTATAGAGGGTTGATAGCGCGACGTTATAAATGATCGCCAGCTGCTGGCGGCTGTGTCCCTTAGCCAGCAGCCGGCTTATTTGCTCGACCTCCTCCGGGCTTAACGCTTTGGGCCGCCCGCCCAGCCGTCCTTTTGCTCTGGCAGCGGCCAGCCCGGCCAGGGTGCGCTCAACGATAAGTTCGCGCTCCATTTCTGCCAGCGCCGACATAACGTGAAAAAAGAAGCGCCCCATCGCGCTGCTGGTGTCGATGCTGTCGGTTAAAGAGCGGAAATGCGCGCCGCGTTCGTGCAGTTCGGAAATTAGCGCAATCAGGTTTTTCACGCTGCGTCCGAGCCGGTCCAGTTTCCAGACGACCAGCGTATCGCCTTTGCTGATGCATTTAAGCGCCTGTTTGAGGCCCGGACGGGTTGCGGTTTTGCCGCTGATACGATCTTCAAAAATACGGTCACAATTTGCGCTTAACAGCGCATCGCGCTGTAAGTCGCAGTTCTGGTCAATTGTTGATACGCGAATATAACCAATCATGGCCAT